TAAGTGACGTCGCGCGTGACAAAGAGCTCGCGCACGGGGCGCATGACCACGTCAATCTGCAGCTCGTTGTACTGCAGCGCCACCAGCGGGAACGCGGTGCGGCTGTTGTTGCAGAACCACGCATTGAGCGGGATGTAGAGCTTGCGACCGCGAATGGATGGCTCGGGCCCCTGCTGGCTCGTGTTGTAATAGACGTTGGGGTACGTTCCACGGCGCCCCGAGAAGTTGGCGGGGTCGGTAAATTCGGGGATGCTGCCAGTCATGGTGTCATAGAGGAAGCGCTTGGTGCCGGTGAGGTCGCGCTGCACTTGGGCCAGCAAGTACTTGCCCGTCATGCGCTGCAGAATTTGGCCGCCGACGGAAAATGTTATTTCCTTGATCATTTGCGTGCCCAGATTTTCAATCCAGCGGAACTCGTAGGGGTGCCACGCATCGTTGCACGACAGGGGCGGGTAAATCGGGCTCCAAATGGTGGGCAGCGTGACCACGAGGTAGGTGTCCATTATGAGCTCGGCATAGCGGGGCACGGTGAATGTGAAACGGGACTCCTCGCTCATGCGCAGGTTGCGCAATCCATTGAAATCAATTCGGAACTTTTGCATGCCAAAATTGGTGTACTTGACATACGTGGTCTTGAAGAACGATTTTTTAGGATTGGAATTTAGAATGATGTTTTGATTGCCGTACGACACAATGTTCAATAAACCGCCCGTCATTTTTTATAATGTATATTGAAGTTATTATTTTATTATGATAATGTAATATCTGATAATTACATTTATATTTAAATCATTGCATTTGCATTAGTATGGCTGAACCCAGTGCACCTTCATTGGAGGAATTGGATGATCCGGTGGAGGCTGCTACATCTAGTGCATCTGCTGCCTTTGCTGGCGCATCTGCTGCCTTTGCTGGCATTGGAGATAAAGCTTCGGCGCTTATGAGCGGCGTAACCCCGATTCAAGTCATGCTTTGGATTGCACTGGCAGTTGTGACGGCGATCATGATCTGGTACATTATTTACAAGGTGAACCAAAAAAAAAATGAAATCGCATCCACTTACGTCAATGTGAACAGCACAGTCAGTCCATTGAACATGCTAACAAACCAGCCCGTGGATCCCATGACGATGCCCTTGCGCAATTTCTACATTAAAACGGCACTGAACTGCTGTTGTTTAGGAGAATGGAAAAACAACTACGTGGACACCGTTGCTCTGAGAAGCGCGATTGCGGACGGCTACCGCTGCTTGGATTTTGAAATTTACAGCGAGGACAACAAACCAGTGGTGGCGGCGTCCACAAAACCCAGCTTTTATTTCAAGGAAACATACAACTCCATTCCATTTTTGGACGCAATGACGGTTCTTGCGCAAAACGCATCCACAAAGGCGCCCAACGGCACGGATCCGCTGTTGATTAATTTGCGCATTAAAAGCAATAATCCGAAAATTGTGCCCGACATTGTTGCCGCAATCAACGAGCAATTCGGAAACATGCTGTTGGGACCCGATTACAATTACTTGAACGGTGGTAACAATTTGGGTCAAGCGCCGATGTCGACCTTTCAAAACAAGGCCATCATCATGGCCGACATATCCAATCCGTTGTGCACCGACAAAGACTTGCCCCTGTTTCAAATCATAAACATTGGATCCAATTCGCCGTTCTTGCACCAGTTGCAATATGAAATGGGGGTGAAAAATACGCCCGACATGGATGCCCTCATAGATCACAACAAAAAGAACATGAGCATTGTGTTTCCCGACGCTCCGTTCAATGAAAACGTGAATTTCAATGTGGCTGCAGCATTCGGATGCCAATTGATTGGCATGATGCCGCAATTGAAAGACATCAATCTGGAAATTTACAACAAAGCATTCAATGACGCTGGCAGCGCATTCATTCTGAAGCCGCCTGAATTGTGCTACCAACCGGTGATGCTTGAAACTCCGCCACCACAGGACCCCGCGCTGTCTCTTGCGGGCAGGAATTACAGCACTGACTACGCATCATGGAGCGTCTAAACCTTGCTTCATTCGTGTGTGTGTGAATAATGTAACCAATTCAAGTTGCATTATTTAAAAATCAGAGTGGTTTCTAATTTTGGAAATTTAGACGGCAGCAGCAGCCTTGGAAGCAGCCTTGGCAGCGTGAGCTGCGGCGGACTGAGCCTTGGAGGCAGCAGCAGCTACGGCCTTGGAGGCAGACCTAGAGGCGGCCTTGGAGGCAGACCTGGAGGCGGCCTTGGAGGCGGCCTTGGAAGCGGCCTTGGCAGCGCTGGCAGCCTTGGAGGCAGCCTTGGAGGCAGACCGAGCAGCGCTAGCAGCGGCAGAGCGGCTAGCAGAGCGGCTGGCAGAGCGACTGGCAGAGCGACTGGCAGAGAAGCGACGACGAGAATGAGCCATTTTGATTTTGTTATAAACTAACAAAAGAAAAAAAATATTAAAAATGCAAGATGCTAAACAAAACAAAACAAAACAAAAAAAAAGAAATGAAAAGAAATGAAAAGGAAATCACCAAATTGTGTCGGTTGAATGCCAATACATTTTATCCCCCTTTTGAATGTTGTAAACGCTTCTAAATAATTCCAAACGAGACAACGGACAATTCACCCTATATTTGTCCATCGGATGTGGGTTCACTTTCAATTGCGCCTTAATTGCCTTGTCTATGATTTTTTGACGCGCTTGAATTGCAACATACACGAAAAATGCTTCAAATGACAACGATTTGATGGGCACAATGTCGTCGTTCTTTTGCTGAAAGTCTCTCAAATATTCCATGCAAATTGCCAGACCCGAAATGTCTGCTAAATTCTCGCCGGTGCTTAAGGTTCCGTCCATTTTGATTCCATCATACAGCGCAACCGTTTCGTATTGTTTCACCACGTCTTTCACTTTTATCTCAAACTTGCGACGGTCTTCTTTTGTCCACCAGTTGTGCATGTTTCCTTTGTAGTCGTACTTGCTGCCGGTGTCGTCCAAACAATGCGACATTTCGTGCCCCAACGTGTAACCGATGTGGGCCAAATTGTACTCTATGCCGCGCTCGTCCAAATCAATGAACGGCTTTTGCAAATACCCTAAAGGTATGTAAATCGTGTTTTCAACCGGCGTGTAATACGCATTCACAATGTAGGCTTGCGAACCCACCAGTTTGAATTGTTCCCAGTCAATTGTCGGAATGTCCCCCTTGTATGCGGTGCCGTCTATGGATATCAATTTGTTTGTTCGCCAGCTGGCAATCAATTTGACGTTTTGATACGCGTTGTCGCTTGTGTATTTCAAAATGGGGTCTTCCCGGAGCATGACGGGATTGCCGATGATCACCTTAATGTGTTCCAGTTTGAGCAGCGCGTATTTTTTGGTTTGAGGCGACAACCACGTGTTGCGCTTAATGATTCGCTTGAACACGGTGAGTAAATCGGTGGCCATGTTCGAGACGTATGCAATCTCTTCGGGTTTTTTGTTGCGTGTCACGTATTCATTTGTGAGCAACGTGTTGAAGCACATGGAGAGGCCAAACACTGGGTAAACTTCATCCGGGAACGGCACGGGTTGGCCGCTGATGAATTTGCCGTGGAACTCCCAATGAATGAGCCGCCATTTTTTATGGAAACGCATGATTTGACGCAACACGATGTAGATGAAATAGGCCTTCCATTTGGGTGTTTTCCAAGCGCCGTCCTTTGTTAAAATTTCCATGATGCATTTCAGGTAACTCAGATTGCTGCATATGAACGTGTTTGGAACCGTTTTGTAGCCAATTTCGGTCGCCAGCTTGGCCCAATCAAACCCGTATTTTTTCAACGCGTCTTCCTTGGTGACCACGTTGTAATACTCCTTGCTCTCGTTTTTCACGGATTCGCACCCCATTGCAGTGAGCAACTCGTATTCCACGTCCCACACATCACTTGCCTTCATGCCGTGTCCGGCTCCGAGGCACGCGTCAAATATTTGCTTAATGAACTTCAAATACGTGGATTTGAACACGCGCTTGTAGTGCTTGCTTGCATCATCCGCGGTTTCATCTTCAATGTAGATGAGATAATCGTATATTGTGAGCTGTGGAGGGGAAATGGTGCTTTTATAAATGGACGAATGTTTTTGATCCTTGATGACCGCCCATGAAATGGGACAACCCCATGATATGGTTTCATTTTGGTTGATCTGTGCTAAAAGCCAGTAGAGGTGGTCGTTCGCAATGGCTTTGTCTATGGCAGACACGGTGTAGTTCACTTCATGTTGTGCCTTGTCGCAGTTCAAATGCAGCATGGAATTGTAGAGGTTTTTGACTGCATTGGATTTTGCGGTGTGGTTTGTTCGGATGTATTCTTTGACCAAGTCAATCAATTCGTAATACACCTTTTCTTGCGTGATTCTAAAACTATCCGCCTGCACATAATATTTGCTCTTTGCTTGCAGCTCTTTGGTTTTATTCGCGATCCATTGGTAGTTTATGTAGGTGTAGTAATCGCTTTTGGGTGTGACTTTTGAAGGCGCAAACGGTGTTCCGAACAATTTAACCAATTCCCTTTCTATGCTTGTATTTTTCTGGTTTGTGGCGGTTTTGAACTTTTTTTCAAAGTCTTTTTCAAAACTCGCTAAAACCCGCGGATTGGATGCGTCTTTATTCGGCAAGCACTTTTTTGTTTTGCAATGTGATTGCGAATGTTTCCGATGTTTTGTCGTCATTATACAAACGCGTTTATTTTTTTTTTATGGCTGTTGCTGTTGCTGTTGCTGTTGCTGTTGCTGTTGCTGTTGCTGTTGCTGTTGCTGTTGCTGTTGCTGTTCTTCTAAATACTTACGCCTCTCCATTTGTGCATTGTATTGTTTGGCCCCTGCATCCATGAATTTACGAATCTCTCCATATTTGATTTGATTTTTTGATTTCAACACGGGTTGTTCGGATTCGGGCAATGATTGGCCTGTTCCAAGATACTCTTTTACCACTTTCACTGGGTCTTTTAATTCGCATAGCCGGTCATACGCCGTTTTTTCATCGTATTCCGTTTGTCTCAGAATGAACGACATCGCCTGACCAAAATATTCTTGCTGAATGGCAGTTTTGAGTTCGTCTCCCTGCAAATGCTGCAAATGCTGCAAGTGTTGCAAATGCGGTGGCAGAGTCATTGGATGTGTGTGTTATATATTTGGATCTGTGTAATTATATAATTGTCATTGTTTTTAAATTGCTTTTGCAATGCACTCATTTAAAATGTATTTTAAACCATATTAAACAAACCGCGATGCATACCTACATCTTGCCCGCACATAATCCAATGACAGCCGCGAATGACCTTGTTGACGCAATCGTGAAAGAGTTGCGACAATCACTCGAACCCAAAATATTACAACTATTTGCCGATCATCAATTGTTCAAAGAAACCCATCAAGCGGTACTTCAAATTCCATTTGTGAAACAT